TGTACTTGCTACCATCGCTTGGTATTTTGTATGTAAACGTCCTTGCTCTGCCCATTTGATTAAGTCAGAGTTAGTAGGAAGTTCTGCACCGACCATTCTCAAGAATGATGAGATTGATCTGTTTCCATATCGCTCAAATTCAGCTTCGTAAGTATCTGGAAGATACTGTGTTAAGAAGTCGAAATTGGTGATGTAATTTGTAGGCAATGTTGCCTTTACCGAACTAGGTGTAATTGCTACACCTGGTGTGGTTTGTAATGATCCAGCCATTTTTTTTAGTTTTTAGTTTTTGTGTTTTTTAATAATTAATCTATTGCCTCGACTTGCGTCTATAGACCTGACCTGCACACCCTCCTTAGGGGTAACCTTTGTGGACTGACGAGTCATGTCAATGTTTTTAGACTCTTTAGCCACATCGCCTACCGCATCTGCCATACCTTTATCGTAAAAGTACTTGGCAAACTTCTCAGGGTTTGAAGCCACGGCTATAGAACGATGGAATCCCTCATAATCCTCAATAGATCCGTCCTCACCTGTAAACTTATTAACAAAGTTATTAAGGTCAGACTGTTCGTTGAGTAAGGTCTTGCTATCAGATGGCTTGTATACAACCTTGTTATCTTCTGATATGTTGAACCCGAAACCTTCGAAGTTCTCAGAGAATAATTTACTTGTATTACTTGTAAATTTTTTAGCCCTCTCAGCAAGCTCCTGCTCGTTTTGCAATCGCTGCTCTTTTGTTTTCTTGTAGCTATTGAAGCTCTCTCTTTCCTCCTCTGGAACAAAGGAATCCCTTGACTCAAGTGGAACCTTGTACTGTTCTTTTAGAGAATTAAAATGCTCTCTAGCTTTAACAAGCTCTTTCTTTTTCGCCACCTTCTTGGACTTGATCTCTCTCTCTTCATCAAGATCTTCATCATAGGAGAACTTGTCCTCTATCTCAAAGCTCACATCCTCAGGATCTAATCCCTTGTTCTGCTCTAGGTAGTATTCAAGTAGTAGCTGGTCATCGTTAACCTCATCATAGTTTTTGTTAATCTTGATGAAGTCATTCATATCACGACCTGTCTCTTTCTTGTACTTCAGGAATGCTGACACATCCTCAGGTAGTTCTTCGTTAGCGTTACGCTGTTCGATCAACTCATCCAAGGAATTTATCTCCCTGTCGTACCTCTTACCAATATATGAAAGAACGTCATCGTCATTTAAGGACGACTCTTGTGCTTCGCCTTGCGGCTGTATATTTTTTTGCTCTTGTGAGGCGGTGGAACCCTCAGGGCTTCCTTCCATTCCTGCATCGTTAGCTTCGTTGTTTTCATTCTCTGCCTTTTCTAAAAGATCCTTCTCGATCTCCTGAGTTGACTTCTCTTCAAAGTCAACAGCTCTTACTTTAAATTCTTCTGCCATTTTATTATATTTTATTTATCCACAAAGTTAAGTAATATTTTTGTATCCTATTTAGGACCAAATGATTCTAACCCAAAACCATCCAACGTATCCTCGGTACTCTCAAAATTTTGTGGAGGTAGGTTGTTCTTTCTTTGGTTTATAAGCTTAGACTGCTCACTGTTTTGCTGGCTAATTCTTTCAGACTTGCCTTTTTCTCTACTGTCCTCTCTCTTCATCAATGACTCAGACTCTATACCCTTAAGCTGCATGTTGTACTGAAACTCTAGATCCATCAAATACTTTTTTGCTTCAACCTCAGCATTCATCTTCTGAATCTCTAACTGTGCTTCAGCCTGCTTGACCTGTGCTTTTGCTTGTGCTTCTAGCTGTATTAGCTGTGCCTTCTGCTGTGCAGACGACTGCTGAGTCTGCAGGTCTGACTGTAACTTCATCTGCTGCTGCTGCTGAAGTTGCTTCTGCTGCTGATCCATTCGTCTGCGTCTCTTAACCTTTAACATCTCATTGGCCAGCTTAATATTATTCATACCTCTAATATCTATCGCATCCTCAAGATCGATAGTCTTCTGTTGAAGTGCTATATTTATGTTAGCCTCAAGCATCTGTTTCTCCTCCTCATCTGGAGCAATCTCTATAAAAATACCAAAGTCATAAAGGTATAGATCCTTAATCTGATCAAGTATAGCGACGTTATACTTACCTATCTGCATAGCAAACTCTTCTTTGAAGTCTGCATACTCAAGTATGTCTCCAACCCTTAACGATATACACTCGGCAAGTCTTCTTGTTGCGTATAAGCCTGCGTTTAGTATGTGTCTTGTAGCAGTATTAGAGCTCAATGCCGCCAGTTTCTGTACACCTACAAGTGCATCAGGATTTGGACTTGATCCATCCCTTGCAGAGTTTATACCCGTCACATCTCTGATCATGTTCAGGTAATGATTATAGTTTCCAATAAGTGCAGCCATCTTAGACTGCCCACTGTTTGAGTTAAGCTCCTGTATTGGAACCCTTGCATTATTAAACTCTCCCTCCTGAGTAAAACTCCTACCGATAACACTACCAGTTTGAAAGTATAGCTTAAGTGCATCCTCAGGATTGTATGCAGCACCTGTCCCCAGATCTACCTCATTAATACCGTCAGCATCTATAAACACACCATCAGGAACAACCCTTGACATTACCTGTTGTAATTTTAGATGTGTAAGTTGAATCTGATCAGCGAATGGAATCATTCTTCTAACCAATGACTCTATGTTGCCCTTGTATAACCTTGGTGCGTGAGCCACATAGTTTGGCATGGCACTCTGAGATGCTGACTTTGGTCTTACCATATTTCTAGCCATCTCCCACTTTAGTAGTATGTTAGATCCACCAACAAGTATTCCATCATACCATACCTCTCTTGGTGCCTCTATTATCTCAAAAGGAACGCCATCTCCTGTCGGAGGATTGAACGTGTCTCCCTTTCTGATAACCCTCTCACCACCGTTCTCTAATATTTTCTTTTTCCAGACAAATCTTTTACTTGTCTTATAATTGAAGTACATCAGTGTAACAACCTCATTTAGGAATGAATCGTCCTGATAATTTCTTATTATTGGAAAGTAATTATTCCATGCAGAACTAGAGTTTTTAATCTCTGTCAACTGCTCATCTGTAAGGTCTGGATTTATCTTTAATAACTCTGTGTAATGAACCTGCTTAACCTCACCGAAGTAGTAGCAGTCTGAGAAGTTTTCCTTCTCCGTGTAGCTATGTATCCAGTTAGCTGGATCTACGTAGTCTACATTTACACCATCGTTTACAAGAAACTCATGCTTCATCACACCAACACCTATTGTCGTGACGTCGTAGTCAAAGTTTTTCTTAACCTCGTCAAACTTATTCATTTTAAGTATGGTATCTATAGCAACCTCCTCAGCTATTTCTATACCAGGCTTGTAGTTTATCTGCATGAATAAAGCCAACTCCTGATCGTCAGATGGAAGCTCATTTGGATCCATATTAAATGCATTGATACCAAACTGCTCCTTAGTCATATTCAAGAAGTCTTTTGAAACCATGTCTTTTTCTATAGACTCCTGAAACTGATTCTTTTTCTCTGCAGACATTACATCCTGAGCCTCAGCCCTAACCTTGTAAAGCCTGTCGTTCATTCCGTTTACAACTATGTCTACAAACTTTGGTATAATAGGAATAGGACTCCAGTCTAAGTTAAGCATAGACATGTCACCGTTTATAGATAACTCATCCTTGTACTTCTGCATGGGCTGCTCACCCCTAGCATAAAGTCTTAATCTGTGGTACTCTCCCCATTGGTCATAAAACCTACAAGAACTTCCCTTTCTTTTAAACCACTCACCCTCTATAGCCTTAGCTACACTAAGTCCATACTTCTCTGAAGATTTCTCTTCATCAGAGGCCATCTGGTTCGGGAAGGGTAATTGATTAATTATTATTGAAGGTTTATCCATTACTTTATTATTTCGCTTCTACTACCACGATTGTCATATCTTACAAATTTAATACTTATTTTTGATTCTTGTTTCTGTACATTAGAAATATATTTCTTGTTTGCCATTATTGCAAGTCCTGAACTTATCGAGGCATCGTATTTAGTCCTATTATTTATCTCAAACTTGGCCCAATCTTCAAGAGTTCTAGTAAGATACATACTGCCTATATTACCAGCATCCCTATACGTACCCTCAGAATCGAATCCAACATACTGCTCTATATAAGACTCAATAGCTGATGCGTGAGCCTGTTTTACATCCTCGCTGGTGTTAGGTATACCGCCAAGCTCTAACTCTGTCTTAGATAGTCTCTTTTTATTCTTATCAGGCCTGTTCATGGAAAAACCTCTGTAACCCCTGTTCTTGAAATGGTAAAGTAGTCTAGCCTTGTTATTCTCCGCAAGTATAGGCATACCATAGAATATACATGCCATAAGCACGTCTTCAAAGAATATCTCTGCCGTCTTTGGTCTTGCTATATATTCAAGAAAAAATTCATTAGAGGGAGCATCCTCCATATGAAACTTGGTCAAGCCATGAAGTGCTCCATTAGATCCACTTCCTCCAACAACACCAGATATGTCATATGGATCACATCCAAACGATCCCATGTGTTCATTCCCAGGATACTTAACACCGCCTCTATTTATAACATTATTTCTGTGCTCAAAACTTGGAACCCATGACACAACAAACCTACCTTTTTTATCAGGAGTCCATATAACCGTTGTATCCTTCTCACCATTTTTCCAGTGAAAGTAACCCCTGGTCAAAACTCTGTCCTTTATCAATGAGTCATTGTAGTCTATCTGCTGATATATCTTTGTGAGGTTAAATATTGACTGCTTAGATTCATCTCTAAATGCGTGTGATTCAGTTCTAGGAAACTGTCGGTAGTACTCATTTAATGCGTCTGGATCAGACTTAAGTGCCTCAACCTCATTATTCCAGTATGTTATGACACCGTCATCTATCATCTCACCATCTACCCCTAAAACTGGTTTAGAAGGATCTTCAAATACAGGCCATCCATATTGATCAATGTAACCCTCGTAGTTCCATTCCATAGGTATGAATAATGAATACAACCCACTCCTTGTCTGCCCGTTTGCGGATCTTACGGATGGATCGCTATCCATATATAACCTCTTAAATTGTTCTCCACCTTTTGAGAGTGCGTTTGATGTGGATCCCATCATACACTTACCTATAATCTTACTACCCAGCCTAAGACATGTCTTAGTTACACGCCAGTTGGTTTGTATATTATTAGGCTTAAGCCATTTACCACTCTCGTCATGAACAAGAAGTAAAAGTTTCTCACCGTCATAGCTGTTATCGTCCGTGTTCTTCCAGTCAATGGTTGTATCAAGTCCTTCTATCTCGTCTTCCTTTTCCTCGTCCATATTCTTTCGAGTGATCTTACTAGCAGGAACCCTGAACGCTAATTCAGTCTTTGGATTATCCATACCATCCTGTATAGGCTTAAAAAAGAAGGGGTAGTTTCTTACGATAGGTACGACCTTATCTGTAAACATTTTCTTGGCATCACTACCTGTCTTTGAAAGGATTCCTATACGTGAATCCCTGGATATTGTTGCTATGTTAGCACACTCCTCAGATCCCATAAATGAGAAACCAGATCGTCTGTTCTTTAGATAGCACATTCCGAAGGATCTCTTGTCAGCCTTACATGCCTCCCAGAATATGTAGAATATTCTGTTTGACTCCCTGAAGTCAGGGTGACCGACATCTATCTTTGTCCACTGAAGATACATGTAATGAGATCCAGTCATGTATGTGGGTGTGCCATTGTTTATAAACCAATGCCCATCCTCTCTCCTGTCAAACTCTGACTCTATAAAGTCTACGTATTTAGACTTAAAAAGATTATCCTTCCTGTTCCAGTCAAAGATTGTTCTTATTTTAGATAACTCTTTTGGATAATCATAAGCAACCCATTTATCTTCCTTTACGTCTAGATTCTTTGGTATTAAAGGTATGGCTATCTTGAGTCCATTTATGTCATATATATCACCTATAGTTCCATCCTTAGATATAACCACAACGTCATACTTTTTGTCATATCCGTACACCCACTTCTTTGCCTTGTTTCTTGAAATCAAGGCATTCTTACTTATATGATTATTTGATATTTTATATAAGCTATTTTCCACGAGCTCTACCTTCTGCAAAACCATTCTTCCCAGCATCTATAACCTTTACATCATCCTTATCACTTTCCTCCTCCTCTATCTTGTGGAGCATGGCAAGTGCGTCATCAAATGCTAACTTCTTTGCAGATGCTGCATTCTTCATCTTGTCTGCACTTATATCATCCTCTGCATGAGTTATTATTGGCTCTTTCAAAACCTTTATCAACTCGTCTATAGCCAGTTTTGCGGCCTGTAATATTTCTACCTTTTTAGACATATGTTTTTGTTGTACATTCTGTATAATATCTCCTCACCAATCCTGAACTCATACTCACTATCTGGAGTAAAAGATATAATATCTCCGTGATCCACATAGTCTATATCGTTATTCTTAAAAACTAACTCTCCCCATAACTGCTCCAGGTTACCAAGCTGTGTAAACATGTGGTCTTCTGACTCTATAGGTCTTACAAAGCAAAAAGGAGATGGTGCATTCCATACGTCATTTCTTTTATATAGATAAACTTGATTGGGTTCAACTATGAATATATCATTCATGACATGATGCCAGCTACTCTTCTGCTTTCCCTTCATGTCGTAGTAGTACCTGAACACATTGTGATGAACAATAACTATATCTCCCTCTTGTATAGGCCCATTATAATATGTAGGTCTTGATATAACCTCTGCAAATCTATTTGATACAGTATGATCCTCTTGAGAAGAGCTTATAACAAACTCCTTACCTTCATAATTTCTTATATTATCATAACGCCTGCCATCGACAGGTTTTATAACAAAGCAGTATGGTGACTTCATTAAAAGTCTATTTTAAATTCTATAGAAACAGGCATAGTAGAACTAAACTCCTTCCACTTAACAATCTCGTCATCTTTACGTATGTAAATAGATATGGATGAATTATCCTGTATTATAGAGTCTATTGTATAGCTTCTTCCAAGAACCTCCTGTCCTACAACATAGTGCATGCACTTCATGTAGTCAGGACCTACGGATATCTTTCTAACTATATTCACCTGTGTGTAGATTTATGTCTACATCTCCGTACTTCTCAGAAATTTCTTTCTGGTACGAAGCCAGGTCGTGTGCCCCCATCTCTAGGTTTGCTATGGACGTTATCTTTTGATTTTTTAATCTTTCGAAGGTGATCTCAATGTCAGCTATCTGAAACTTAAGGTCCCTGTAATTCTTGTTGAGCTCGATTAATTTTTCAAGCTCATCCTTTTCAATTTTTTTCATTTAATTTAATTTACTACCAGCTAGCGATAGAAACTCTCTTCCATGTGTTTGCTGATATGCAAACATATAGATAGTCTGAATCATATGCAAGTGTACCAGCAGTTCCTGTTGAAGTTGCATTCAATGGAACGCTAGACGTTATCATGTAGTCTCTTAATGCCCCTACAGTAAAGTTCTTCGTAGCATTAGAAGCGTCTGAATCTGATCCAAGCAAGAGATCATTCTCTGTCGGTGTAGCTGTTGAATATGAATCTATCTTTGCCATGTATTTTGTATATATTACAAATATACTATTATTTTCTATACTTGCAGATATTATTATTTTAACTAATAACCTAAAGAATTAATATTTTTTTCAATTAAGTCTATGTATGAATCATTTAATGGATATGTAGATTTTTTTAATTTTAAAAATTTACTTCTTGCTGATTTGCCTTGACCTAGATTCCAATCACATATAGCTTCTTGAAACAATAACTGATAGTAATGATCATATCCTATTTTTGAATTTAATGGTACATGATTGTCTTTAAATTCTAAACCAATTTTTGAAAAGGATTGTGCTTGAGAAAAATTACCTAATGATTCGTAATACTGAGACAAAAATAAATATACTTCAGGTCTTGTGGGGTTAAACCTTAAAGCATTATTCCAAAGTGATAATTCTGTTGTTTTTCTTCTTCCTAAATTACTTATACATTTTGCAACAAAAAGTAATGACTCATAGATAAAATCCTTATCTGAATCAATTTCTGCTGATCTTAAAAAAAAAGATAGTGATGAAGCCCATTGAGATTGCTGATAGTAATATAAACCTAGATTAAAATTATTCTTACTATTATTATAGTCAAGCATATATTTTGTAAATAAATCTTTTGATAATTTATAATCTAAAAATTTAGATTTACTAGTCATTCCCACTAGTTCTTCAAAATATAAAACAGGCATTTCTAATATAAAGGCTGTTGTATCTTGAAACCCAAATGTGATTAAAAGATGGTTTCTTTCAAAATGAATACCACAAGAAAATTCTATCCTAGCATCAGCAAACTTAAACTCATCAGAGTGGTAAACAATATTCCAATCTTTATTCCAAACTATAAATCTATGATAGTATTTTGCATCCTTCCTACCTTGCTCATCATTCCATAAATCAACCTCATGCGTTAAAGCTACATAATAGTCTTTATATTTAACTACTTGAGAACCGCCTCTTATATCACGTTTAAAAGAAACATCCTGTTCAACTAGATGTACTTTTTTAGCAACGCCCTTTTTACTATCATACTTTACAACTTCAGTGGGTGTTGTCCATTTTACATAATGGTAAGGTATATCTAATATGGGCATCCAGTTTTTTTCACAATAACTATTTTTATCAGTAGATTCAATTCTTTTTCGTGAAACTTCTTTAAATTTGTTATTTAATTCAGACAACTCCATTCTGCCTACTCCATTTGTCGTTGTATCTCTTCTTACACCTGTTAACTGAATCTTATCATCCCAATTAACTAATCTTGCATCTTCTAAGCCTACAAACTCCCAAATAGGCTTAACATCTAACAATGACGTATCTACCTCTTTATAATTAATTATTTCTAATGAATCAGGATTAATCTCACAAATAAAATTTTTAGTAGTTAATGTAATGTCGTCTTCTGGATTTAAGTAACTAAGAGGACCATAAGGACTCTGAAATTTTTGTTCTTTTTCAGAATGATATAATGAATATTGTACATGCCTTATATTAACATAAAGCTTATCTTCTATTTTTAATATAGTAGGATTTGTTAAACCCAATCCACCAGTTACTTTAAAAGGTAAAATTAAAGGAACTATTTTACCACCTTTTAATATGGATTGTTCGCAAATATTGTACATTGTTTTTTTTACAATATACAACTCTTTTTAAAATTAAGCTTGTATTTAAACTATATATTGTGATAACCCTTCTAATGCTCGCTCCATTAAATTAGCTTCACCTTCATAGTTTAAGTTTTGTGTAGAAATATTTCTTAGTTCTACTCCATAAAGTTTTGCGTTTGCAGTCTCTAATGTTACATTTAAAGTAATTTCATTACGCAAAGCATGAACTTTAATTGAATTTGCATCTACTGTTATAGTAGGGTCTACTAGTTCAGAATTAAATTGTGGAAATTTATATGTTGCCATTTTTTATTTTATGTTAAGGTTGTTCCTGTTACAGTAAATGTTCTTACAGGTATTGATGACTTAGTACTGGTTTTTCCAGCATCTTGGGTATATCCTATTTCTGCTTCTAAATATAATTTTGAATTTGCAGGTGATTCAGGTAATGAGGTAGAACTCCACAAATCTCTATAAGCTACGTTGGAACTGCCTAATGTATTAAAAGGA